AGATATTTTTGAAAATCCACAGAGCATTCAAACTTTGTTTAATTTGCCTGTGACAATTCCAAAATATAAAAGAGTTGCTCCTTTTTATGATGATGAAATCATGTTGATAAGCAAAGAACAATTTAACACACAGTATAACCGAATATCGCAAGAAATATTAGGAGAAGTTATATGAACGGCAAAGGTGATACACCTAGACCTTTAAGTATTAGTCAAAAAGAGTTTGAAAGTAACTGGTAAAGAATTTTTAATATAAAGGAGAAAGATGATGTTACATCCCAACGAAGTGAAGTTGACACCACAGAACATCCCAGAGTGGATGAAGATGGCAACCCAATTGAGTGGACAGCATGTTGAAGCACTTAAAGAACAAATGATTCGTCAAGGAGTAAATGATGCCACATCCGCATAAGAATCGTCCTAGAAAGGGACGTAGAAAACTTGGTAGCAAAAAACGTAAGGCTCGTTCAAATAGGAGAAAACGATAATGGCTCAGCGTAAAGCTCATGTGCGATACACAAAAGACAAATATGGTAGTCAAAAAACGGTTCGTGTAAAGAATACTACAACCAAACCTAGAAAAAAGAAGAAGTAATTGTGGATATTTCAGCACCATCTGAAAAATCTATCGGAGTATTTTTGTCAGGAGGTATGGATAGTGCATTGCTTCTATACCTTCTGGCGCAACGCTCTGATAAAATAAAAATTTTTACAATACCAAAGTATGATGGCGCAGAACTCTACGTTGGTCCAATAGTATTTTGGATAAACAAAAGACTGGGATGTAACTTACCTGACCCCATCATTATTGGTGACCCCAACGCCAATCATGAACTTCAGGTCAACACAGGGTTGTATAAAGTATACCATACCTGTGATATTTTTTATTTTGCTGGAAATTCATATCCCGAAGATATATTACCCAATGGACCCAACAGAACCAGAAGAAAAAATCCAAAAGAGAAACAACCTTTTTTTGATTTATATAAAACAGACATTGTAAAGATGTATGTTGAACATGATTTAATGGATTTGTTGACATTGACTCATACCTGCACCGAGCAATCTTTAGGACGATGTAATAATTGTTGGCAATGTCGTGAAAGACAATGGGCATTTAAAGAATGTGGTATAGAGGACTTGACAAATACGTAGATATGTGTTATATTTCAGTATGACTTCAAGTGAGGTATTATGCCACATCAAGTTGGATACTGCTGTATCAATCTCACATTAGGCAAAGACAAGATTTCCACTGGAAGGACGCTACGCCAGGCTTCATTTAAGGAAGACACGAAGCTGGAGCGTACGTCCTTGCTTGCCTTGCAGAATGCCACAGATTTGGTAAAGATACTAAAGTGGAATGTGGACAATAACATCAAGGTGTTTCGTATTGGTAGCAACATCTTCCCTTGGAATTCAGAATATGAAGTGACACAGCTACCCGATTATTTCACTATCGCGGAATACTTACATCTAGCTGGGCAAATCATCAAACAATCAGGACAGCGTGTAAGTTTTCATCCTGACCATTTCGTGAAACTGGCATCTAGTAAGCCTGATGTGGTACGCCGTAGCTTACACGATTTGAATCATCATAATTTGCTATTCGACATGATGAATCTTCCTGCTACATATCATTATCCATTAAACATTCATGTGGGTATGAATTATTCTGAGGAAATTACTGAAAAATTCTGTGAGCAATTCAACAACTTGAATCATAGCACACGGTGTCGTTTGGTGGTCGAGAATGATGACAAGGCCAATGCCTATTCAGTGAAAAAGTTGTATAAGCACATATATTCAAAAATCGGAACGCCTATCACGTTTGATTATTTTCATCATACCTTCAATGATGATGGGTTGACTAGCAAAGAAGCTGCCCACCTTGCCGCAGAAACTTGGCATGAATACAAGCCATTGTTTCATTACAGTGAAAGCAAAAATTTAAATGAGAATGTGCAAGGCAATCCACGAGCACATTCCGATTATGCTCTGTTAACATTAGATGATTACGGACTAAATATTGACGTTGATTTGGAAACAAAAGCGAAGGAACTGGCCTGGACACTATACGAGAGGAATAGACATGACAAAATGGTATCGTAATTCCAAGAAGGGAAAGTTGGGCGGAGTTTGCGCAGGATTAAGTGAGATGTGGAATGTAGATGTGACCTTGATACGGTTTGCATGGTTTCTGATGATTTGGATACCAGTGCCTGCTGTGATTGGATATGTTATAGCATGGTTCATTGTACCAGACAAGGAGGAGATCCATGCTGACAACATTAGCACTCGTACTACAACTACAAGCTCCGCTGGTAGTAAAGAATTTCTTGCCGGGTAAAACACTCAGAGACACAACAAGAAATTACATTGTAATACACAATGATGGCGCCAGTTTAAGTGCCACGGCAACTCGCGCCATCTTGAAACGAAGAAGATTGTCCTATCATTATTTCATTTCTCGAACAGGAGAAATACATCAATGGAAAGATTTGACACAGAAGGCGTTACACGCAGGAGTTTCGAAATGGAATGGAATAAACGATTGGAATACTTTCAGTATCGGTGTATGCTTACAAGGGACAAGCTTTTTACCTTACACGGAAAAGCAATATCAAGCCTTGAAAATATTAGTGAACTATATTAACTTTAGATATCCGGATAGCAAAGACAAACCAATTCTGGGTCATTCAGATGTTGCCTATCCGAAAACACGAAAGAAAGACCCAGGTGAACATTTTCAGTTATGGAGAATATACAATGACATTACCTACGACACCAGCCGACAAGTTAAAACTCCTTGATGCCTTGAAGGAAATTTCTGCGAGCATGGCAAGAGTAGAAGCAGAACGTGATTTGATGAAGAATGTGAAAAGTGATATTTGTGATGACCTTCAATTGAACCGAAAGGTATTGAACAAGTTGGCTCGTACCTATCACAAGGGCAACTTCAGCGAAGAAGTTGAGCTTCATAAGGATTTTGAGTCTCTTTATGAAACTGTAACCAAGAAGGTGTAAGATGCCTAGACATTTTGTTTTTCCTAAAAATCATTCGGATTCACAAAACTATTATTATTTTTCTGATGGTATTTCTACTGATGAATTGAAGAGGTTGTTTAATGATGTGGCTTTGATACCTGAACATCGTGCCACAACGGTTGCTTCTGATGATTCAGCAATCCGGTCATCTATTGTAAAATGGATACCACAGAATGACCAATGGTCTTGGTTATATGACAAGATGATTAACATGGCCACTATTGCCAACAATGCTTTGTGGAATTTTGATTTACAAACTGCACCTGAGCAAATTCAATTCACCGAATATCATGCTTCGCAGGGCGGACATTATGGTTGGCATCAAGATATTGGACCTGGAATGCTTTCTCTCCGAAAGGTTTCCATCACGGTTCAATTGTCTGGTCCCGAAGATTATCAAGGCGGGGATTTACAAATTTGGCAGGGCGGAGATAATCCAATTGATGCCCCTAAAGGAAAGGGAACTGTAGTTATTTTCCCTTCATATATGATGCATCGTGTAACTAAGGTAACATCAGGCGTTCGTCGTTCATTAGTACTTTGGGTAGGTGGAGAACATTACAGGTAATATTATGAGAAAACTTGATTTTGATGATGTATTAATTGTTCCTCAGTTTTCAGATATAACTTCACGCAGCCAAGTTGAAGTTGAAACTACCATTAAAGGTAAATGGGGTGCTGCTATCAAAGGCGTACCTATCATTGCAGCCAATATGGATGGTGTTGGAACCTTTAGTATGCATCATGCTTTAAAACGGTTTGGGGTATTTACTGCCATCACAAAACATCATACCATAGCAGATTGGACCACACAAAAAGATGTAAGCCATGCTTTCATCACTATTGGTATGAATAATGATGAATTATACCATGCCGCAGATGTTTCTGACATCTGGAAAGATAGAATTCATAATTACACACCAAAAATTGTCATTGATGTGGCAAATGGTTACATGAATGCCTTCTATGATTTCATTAAGCGTGTTCGTGACGAGATACCTGATGCCTTCATCATGGCCGGAACAGTGGTAACCCCTGAAGCTGTTGAAAGAACCATCTTGTCGGGTGCTGATTTAGCTCGGGTAGGTATTGGAACTGGTGCGGTTTGTACAACTCGGCGGGTTGCAGGCGTTGGTTATCCTCAATTCTCTGCACTTCAAGAGTGTGTTCCTGCTGCAAAGGCAGTTGGCGGCGGTGTTCAAAGTGATGGAGGATGTGTTTTTCCTGGAGATTTTTCAAAAGCATTGGCTGCTGGTGCAGAAATGGTGATGGCAGGTAGTATTTTTGCCGGTCATGATGAGTCGGAACAGGAAATTCGTCATGGAAAGGTCACTTTTTATGGCATGAGTAGTCATGCAGCACAACAAAAGCACAATCAAGTAAAGAAATATCGTGCTTCCGAAGGAAGAGTTGTGGAAATTCCATACAAGGGCTTGGTGGAGCACACAATTTCTGACATTTTAGGAGGTATTCGTTCAACTTGTGCCTATGTAAATGCCCTAAATATCTCGGAACTGCCTGAAAAAGCACGTTTCATTGAAGTAAATAACCAACTTAACCGCTCACTAGAGCAATATACCATCCGATGATGAAAATTATTGATAAAATTGTGGATGTAATTTTTCAATTATTGGTAAAATACCGCCAAAAAAGAAAAATTGCGGAGTTGAAAAAGCGTGACCCCTTCATTTATCGTTGATATACCTAGTGATAAGGTAATTTCTTGGATGAATGTTGTCCGAGAACACACAGGTAAGCAACAAAAAAGAATTTTAGAAAATTTTTGGGAAAGTCAATTAAAAAGTAAGGCCTGGGCCATCAATTGTTTGAAAGAACATAACGTTGATGGTCCGGGCGATGCTTATATTTTTGGTGGATGGTATGGAATATTGGCATCTTTGTTAAAAGATAAGTTTTTCTTCAATGAAATTTACAGCATTGACCTAGACCCTGAGTGTAAAATCATTGGACCAAAGTTTGATGATAGGATAAAATTCATAACCAGAGATATGAAACAATTTTTCTTTGATACAAAAAGAAAAATAAGTTTAATTGTAAATACTAGCACTGAACACGTTAGCCAAAATACATTTGATACATGGTTATCACATATGCCTTCACAAACCCCCATCTTGTTACAAGGAAATAATTTTTTTGACTGTGGTGAGCATGTAAGGTGTTCAAATAATCTAGATGATTTCAAAAAACAAAATCATTTAGATGTAGTATTATTTGAAGGTGAATTAGAATGTGGTAACTTCACAAGATTTATGACTTTAGGATATAAAATATAATGAATGTAATAGAAAATTTTCAAAAAACAAAAAGACAACTTGATGTCATTAGTCCATCTTTGTGTGTAGCAAAGTGGAATCAGGTTACTTTACATTTAGGAACAGGTACAACACATAGTTGCCATCATCCTACTGCACATCACATACCATTAGCTGAAATTGAAATCAATCCTTCAGCATTACATAATACCAACTTTAAAAAAGAACAAAGAAAGTTGATGTTAGAGGGCAAACGCCCTAACGAATGTGATTATTGTTGGCGAGTTGAAGATACTACCAGGTTAAAAAATGAATCTGATGTGTTTAGTGACCGCATCACTAAAAGTTCTGAGTCTTGGGCTCAATCACACATACAAAAAATAGCATCTCTTCCTTGGAATACTAATATCAATCCCACATATCTTGAAGTGGACTTTGACACTACGTGTAATTTCAAGTGCGCTTATTGTTCACCATCATATTCAACCACATGGATGCAGGAAATTAAGCAACACGGTGCGTATAACTTGCCATCAATTATTTTCAATAGTGTTGAAGGATTGAAAAAGGGCACTGGTTTACCAATATTACAGAGTGAAGAAAATCCTTATGTTGATGCATTTTGGAAATGGTGGCCTGATGCTGTAAAAGATTTGCATGTGTTTAGAATAACCGGTGGGGAACCTCTATTAAGTAAAAATACTTTTAAAGTTCTTGATTATATAATTGAGAACCCTCAGCCGCAGATGGAATTTAACATTAATTCAAATCTCGGCATCCCCAAAGAAGTTCTTGATAAGTTTATTGAGAAAATTTCAATTATTCAGGACATGAAAGCAGTAAAGGAGTTTAAACTCTTTACGAGTAATGAAGCCCATGGTAAAAAGGCTGATTATATTCGATTTGGTATGAAGTATGATTATTGGAAAGAAAATGTACACAGAATTTTACGTGAAGTTTCAAATAGTAAAGTAACTTTGATGTGCACGTATAATGCTCTTTCTGTAACCTCCTTTACAGATTTCTTAAAGGATATGCTAGAAATCAAATTAGAATATGCTGATAGACACACAAGAATTCTTCCTTTAAGTGTAGATGTTCCTTACTTACGACATCCGGGATTTTTAGCTCCATGGATTCTTACAGAAAACTTTTTGCCACACATTGAAAATAGTGTGACGTTTATGTATAGAAATGCAGAAACGCCTAAATGGGTGCCATTAGCTGCAAAGGGATTTTTTGATTATGAAATTCATAGAATGGAAAGATTGTATTATGTTGTAAGAGATAGCATGGGAAATACAGACTCAAATTTACGAGAAAGAAAAAACTTTGCAGCATTTATAGAAGAATATGATAAACGTAGAGGAATGTCATTTGTTGAAGTTTTTCCGGAACTTAAAGATTTTTACCATTATTGTAAAATATAATGTCTGATATTATTTGTGTTGTAGAATCATGGGATTCTATTTTAGATTACTGGAAACCGAACTGTTCATCTTCGAGTTGGTATGTAAAAGAATTGGGACAGCTTATGACCCCCTTTCCGCTTTTTACAGGAACGGTGCTTAATTGGTTTTCCAATCAACACAATAAAGAATTGATTACTCCGACATTTCCTAAGGTACGATATGTAAAGTATGATGAATTAAGCGACACACAACGGTATCTTTATTTGATTCCGGTGCATGACGGTGCATTTTTTCAAAAAAATGATAAGGTTGGATTTTCTGTAATACCATTAAAAATATTAGATGATATTAGATTAAAAAAAGCAGCTATGGTTTTTTATTTTCCATATGAAGGTTTTAGTGGGTGTGAACATGCAACAAATCAGACCGATTTGCTTCTTATTCAAAAGTGGTGTGAAACAGCTAATATAGCACCTGAAAGTATATACTTCATTCACGGCAATCTAAAAATAGAACAAATTAAAGAAAAACAAAATGTTAGGATAAACACCATTCCTATCTCTTTGTTTGAATTATGGAATAATATATTTGCAATACAAAAAGAAATACCTAATTATGTGGGAGATAAGATTTTTTTGTGCTATAATAGAGCACCTCGTCTACATAGAGCAATTTTTTGTTGTGAATTAATAAAAAATGATTTACTAGACAAAGGTATTGTCAGTTTTAATACCAATAAACAATGGACACCTGAGTTGTGGAGACCTTATATTCCACAATATGATGTAACACTTATGGATGCTTACAATAAATTAAGAGAATATGGGTCTATATACACAGATATAGAAACTACAGATAATTTGGCGATGAATATTAACGTTTCTCATTATGAAAATACATTTATTTCTGTAGTAAGCGAAACCCTTGTTTGTGACGATATACTATTTCTCAGCGAAAAAATTTGGAAACCCATTATTGTTGGTCACCCATTTATAGTGATAGGAAATCCTGGCACATTAAAATATTTGAAATCTTTAGGGTTTCAAACATTTGATAAATGGATTGATGAATCCTATGATGATATTATAGATATCAAAAAAAGGTATTCAATAATATTAAACGAACTTAATAAATTTTCTAATATGTCAAAGAGTCAACTATTGGATATCAGAAATGAAATGCGTGAGGTTTGTTTCCATAATAAAAATCATATGGTGAAATTTGTCAGAGAAAAATATCCCTCATTAAATTCTAATGAGTATGTCACAACACACGTATTAACTCCAATATGGAATAGATTGTATGAATAGACTTTTTACATTTGGATGTAGCTTTTCTGGCTGGGCTTGGCCAACATGGGCAGATATTTTATGCTTTGATGCAAACAAAAAAAATTTTTCGATTGTAGAAAATTATGGTAGAGCAGGTGCGGGTAATTTATATATTTTTACCCGACTTTGGGAAGCACATGCAAAATACAATTTCAATGAAAACGATATAGTAATTATTCAATGGACTTCATTTACAAGAGAAGATAGGTATGTAGAAGGACATTGGGTAACACCCGGAAATATCTTTACACAAAACATCTATAACAAAGATTTTTTAAATAGATGGTCAGACCCAAAGCATTTCTATTACAGGGATTATTCCTTGATAATAGCTACACAGAATGCATTAAAAAACATTGGATGTAAAACTATATTCCTGTCTATGACACCAATTTCTCAGGCAGACAGCAACGATGTGAATTTTATGTACGAAGAAACAAAAGATATTGAAGCTTTATTTGCACCACAAATAAAGCTAGATTGCCCTAGTATGATGGAATATTTAAATTTATTAGACCATTCTCCTATAAAAGCAAAATTAAGATTAAAGACTTTTTGGGGTCATGATAAAATACCAAATGTAATGCCAGAATGGCATCCTTATCCTGATGAACATTTTAAATATCTGACCAACAATATTATACCTTTATTAGACAATTATACGTTAGAAGAAGAAACTAAACAATTTGCTAATGAATGGGCTGAAAGAATATATTCTTGGCCTCAACCTATAAATTTAAGTGGTACATTATGGGGAAATGGAATTCCCTGGAGGAAAATAGGATGAAAGTTGCAATGATTGGGTGTGGTAAATTAGGCGCACCTTGTGCAAATGAAATGTTAAAGGCAGGTCATGATGTTAATGGATATGATGTGATAAAATCTACATTACCTATGTTTCCTCTGGCGAATAGTATTGAAGAGGCCGTAAAGGATAGGAAATTAATTTTTATTGCTGTGCCTACACCCCATGATAACTTATATGGAGGCGAAACTCCTACATCTCATCTAGAACCTAAAGATTTTGATTATTCTATTGTTATTGATGTGCTGAAACAATTAAACAAAGTTTGCACTAAAGACCAACTGATTGTATTAATCAGCACCGTTCTCCCAGGAACAACACGCAGAGAATTTATTCAACATACAAACAATTATCGTTTCATTTATAACCCATATTTAATTGCAATGGGGTCTGTGAACTGGGATATGGTAAACCCTGAAATGATTATTATAGGAACGGAAGATGGCTCTGTAACAGGTGATGCGAAAATTTTAATTGATTTTTATAAAACCATCATGCAAAATGACCCACGATATGAAGTTGGTACATGGGATGAAGCAGAAGGAATTAAAATTTTCTATAACACGTTTATTTCAGCCAAAATAGGTCTTGTAAACATGATACAAGATGTTGCCGAAACAAATGGTAATATGAATGTTGACGTTATTACAGGTGCATTAGAAAGAAGCACACAACGTATCATGGGGCCTTCATATATGAAAGCAGGTATGGGGGATGCAGGGGCGTGTCATCCTCGTGACAATATTGCCCTTCGTTGGTTATCTCAGAATTTAGATTTGGGATACGATTTGTTTGGCGCAATCATGAATAGTAGAGAACTTCAAGCAAAACGAGTAGCCGATAAACTTATTGAACTATCAAATAAACACAATTTACCTATTTTTATTCACGGTAAATCATATAAACCCGGAGTTGAGTACATAGAAGGTAGCTATAGTTTATTAATTGGTTATTATATTGAAAAGAAAGGGATTTCTGTGACATATATTGACCCCCTCACAGAAAAAGAAACACCCACTGGTATTAAAGGTGTGGTGTTAATGGCACATCACGCTCCTACTACATATAAACATAGTAAACTAATTGGATCCGAAAAACAAAACTTTTATTGTGAGATATTTAAAGGTTCAATTATTTTAGATATTTGGAGATTTATCACCGACACAGAAGAAGGAATTTCTTTAATACGTTATGGAGACAGCAGACAAAAATGATAATTTGGGGTATATCAGCCAATAGCCATGATGCTGCCATCACAGTGGTGGGAGATAAAGAAATCTTATTTGCATCACATTCAGAACGTTATTCAGGTGTAAAGAATGATGCACATTTAAATACTGAAATAGTAAATGATGCTAAAAAATATGGCGAACCAGATGTCATTGTCTGGTATGAAAAACCTTGGTTAAAATCTTTACGTCAATTTCGCGCAGGACAGGGGTGGGTAAATAACAACATTAGAAAATATTTGAATCAATATAATATTTCAACACCTTTTACCACCGTAGGGCATCACAATAGTCATGCAGCTGGAGGATATTACACTTCTCCTTATCAAGAAGCTGCTGTATTGGTGATAGATGCTATTGGTGAGTTTGATACCACAACAATTTGGCATGGCAAAGGCACAAAACTAGAAAAGAAGTTTTCTCTTGGATATCCACATAGTCTAGGATTATGGTATTCTGCCATGACCCAACGTGTGGGGTTTAAACCAAATGAAGAGGAATATATTTTAATGGGTATGGCAGCATATGGTGACCCATTAAAATATACTCCAATGATATTGGAAGATTTCTTTGATAGTAAACATATGTTGAAGATGAATCATAATCTTCATCGGGGATGTATGTGGTGGCGTCCTGAATTATGTTCTGAACAAGACAAGTATGATATTGCTGCCGCTACACAATTCATCTATGAAATGTGTTTTCATGATTTACTAGATGAAGCCAAGAAGTTGACAGGAAGCAAGAATCTTGTGTTGGGTGGTGGTTGTGCTTTGAATTGTGTTGCCAACAGTATTGCTTTTCAATATTTTGATAATGTTTGGATTATGCCGAACCCAGGAGATGCCGGCAATAGTCTAGGTGCCATTGCCGCATATCAACAAGAATTCTTGAATTGGCGTGGCCCTTATTTAGGGTTGGATATTGGAACAAAATATCCCACCGAACAATTGATTGATACGTTACAAACAGAGCAAATTGCAGGTGTGGCATTTGGTCGTGCCGAATTTGGACCTAGGGCATTAGGTCATAGAAGTTTATTGGCAGACCCTCGTGGAGATGACATCAAGGACAAAGTAAACGCCATCAAGAAACGTCAAAAGTTCCGTCCGTTTGCTCCTGCCATTCTTGCTGAACATGCTCATGAATATTTTCATATGCCAACCACAGAAAGTCCGTATATGCAATACACGGCTTTGTGTAAGCGTCCATTAGAGTTTCCTGCCATTATTCATACCGATGGAACATCCCGAGTGCAAACCGTTTCTAGAACGGATTCACCATATTTCTATGAATTTCTTCAAGAATGGTATCGTGAAACAGGATGTCCTATGGTACTGAACACCAGTTTGAACATTAAAGGCAAGCCTATGGTGAACAACCAAAAGGACGCAAAAGATTTCTCCAACCACTATTCTGTACCAGTATACACTTGACAAAAGTATGGTGATGTATTAGATTCATGGTAACTCTGGGAGGAACTATGAATTCTATTTTTCTTGACTTAGCAAACACAAGCAGTCGTTTGGAAAAAGAAGCCATTTTAAAGAAGCATCACGCCAATGAAACATTGAAGCGTGTGTTGTTTCTTGCTCTTGACCCATACACACAATTCTATATTCGAAAGATTCCTGTTTATATCCCAGACACCTCACCGACACATAGAAGCACCATGATGTTGGAGGGTGCCTTGGATAATTTGCAAAAGATTATCAACCGTGATGTCACTGGCAATGCTGCCATCAATCACCTGAAAATCATTTTGGAAAGTGTGCAGGCAGATGATGCCAAGGTTATCGAACGCATCATTGAAAAGGATTTAAAGTGTGGTGTATCCGAGGCCACTGTGAACAAGATTTGGCCCAACTTGATTCCCACCTATCCTGTGATGTTGGCATCAGGCTTTGATGAAAAGATTATGAATAAGATGACCTATCCTGCTTATGTTCAATTAAAGCTAGATGGGATGCGTTTCAATGCCATTGTGCAAAACGGTAAGGTGGATTTCCGTTCTCGTAATGGCAAGAGTATTGATTTGCTTGGCAATCTTGAACAAGAATTTCTGGCATTGGCAGGTGAATTGCCTGTGGTGTTTGATGGTGAATTGATTGTTCGAGAAAAGAATGGAGCTATCATGAACCGTCAGCAGGGTAATGGCATCTTGAACAAGGCTGTAAAAGGAACTATATCTTCAAGTGAAGCTGCTCAAGTTGAAGCTGTGTTATGGGATATTATTTTACTGAAGGACTTCAAAGATGGATTTTCCAAGATGCCATATGAAATGCGTTTCCAGATGCTTGAAGAGCTGGAAATGCCATGGCGTGTATCATTGATTGAAAACATTGAAGTAGCCTCCGAAGATGAAGCACATCATTTGTTCGAGGAATATTTCTCCAAGGGTGAAGAAGGCATCATTCTCAAGGACATCACCAAAGGCTGGGAAGATAAGCGAGTGAAGCATCAAGTGAAGTTCAAGGGAGAATTGGAGTGTGACTTGCTGTGTGTGGATTGGCAAGAAGGCACAGGTAAGAATGTAGGTAAGTTGGGTGCCTTGGTGTTGGAATCCTCAGATAAACTGGTGAAAGTGAATGTGGGTTCTGGATTCACTGATGAGCAACGAGATAAATATACAAAGAAGAATACGGTTGGCAAGATTGTGGCGGTGAAGTATAACGCCAAGATTCAGGATAAAAAGACTGGTGAGTTCAGTTTATTTCTTCCTGTGTTCATTGAACTTCGTGAGGATAAGGATGTTGCCGATTCTTTATCTTCCATCAAGTAGGAGGGTGTATGGAAAAGCATGATGAGTATTATGAAGAAGTAGATAACAGAATTCGATATTTTGTTACAGATATGAACGAAGAACTGGACAATATTGAACGATTAGTACGCGGAAATGAGTCTGCTGTGCTACTTCTTCAATGGGTGCGGGATACGATGCATCGTGTCGCAGAAAACTACGAAAGATAAATAAAAATATGCCAACATATGAATATCGCTGTGAGAAATGTGAGAACTATTTCACAAGAAATGTAAGTATCTCTTCCATGTATGTCCCAGAGGAGGAACCATGTACTAATTGTGGTGAAGTTGCAGTCAAGAAGGTGATTATGACTGCGCCTACTCTCGGTGACCCCGTTCGTCTAGGTATTCGACGACCCGATAATGGATTCAAAGAGGTCTTGCAAAAGATTCATGATAAAACTCCCGGCTCAAATATTAATACAACTAGCAGATATATGTAACACGGACTCTCCGTCCATTCTACTCCGGTAGGGCTTTACGGCCCGCCGGAGTTTTTTTACCCCCAACCCAGCGAGTGCTTTATGTCACGCAAAAAACGTCTGAAATTGGTTACTTCACAAACGTACATTGTCCAAGAGGAACAAGAATCGAAACACAAAATCAAACTCGCAGATTTAAAAGAAATTTATCCTCTCACACAAAATCAGGAGAATTTTTTCAACTACTATAGAAAAGGAAATACTGCATTGCTTTGTCATGGTGTGGCAGGTACAGGGAAAACATACATTGCCATGTATAACGCTTTTAGAGAAATTCTAGAAAATTCCATTTATAAAAAAGTCATCATTGTTCGTTCTGCTGTTCCATCCCGAGATATTGGATTCCTTCCAGGAAATGAAAAAGAAAAGGTGGAGATTTATTCTCAACCTTATCAAGAAATTTGCACAGACCTATTTCCAAGATTTAGTGAACGGGCCTACAACAAATTAAAAGAACAAAATCTGGTTCATTTCATGGTAACATCTTATGTTCGAGGATTGACATTAGATAACGCTATTGTTATTGTAGATGAGGCACAAAACATGAACGACATGGAATTAAATAGCATCATGACTCGTATTGGCAAAAATACCAAAGTGATTTTCTGTGGAGATTTCCGTCAAACAGACCTTCAAAAGCGTAATGATATGTCGGGATTAAAAAAGTTCATGGCAATCGCCAACCATATGCCCTCATTCCGCCATGTTGAGTTCGAAGTGGAAGATATTGTTCGTGGACCATTAGTGAAAGAATACATCATTGCACGTTTAGCGTGTGAGGAAATTTTAATAGCATCTTGACAAATTTGTGGTTTGATGTTAAATTTACATTATGAAAACATTCCTACATAATACAATAAAAATTGAATCCATTCAGGATATCACCAGTTCATCGGGAGATAGAGTTTATCAGACTCCAGAAGGTAAGCTCTATCCCTCGGTAACTACCGTTTTATCTGCCCATACAAAAAAAGGTATTCTTGAATGGAGAGAACGTGTTGGCGAAGAAGAAGCCAATAAAATTTCTCGCCGCGCTGCTTTTCGTGGGACCCGCTTTCACAATTTAGCAGAAAAATATTTGCAGAATAATTTAACAGGTGGTGACATTTCTTTGCTAGATTATGAAATGTTTAAGGTGGCACAACCTGTTTTAAATAGAATAGATAACATACGAGCCCAAGAAGTGGGATTGTGGTCACACCATCTTCGCTTGGCAGGTCGTGTGGACTGTGTGGCAGAGTTTGATGGCAAGTTGAGCATCATTGACTTCAAGACCGCCCGCCGAGAAAAGGATGACGCACACATTCAACATTATTATATGCAGGCAGCTGCCTATGCCATCATGTTTGAAGAACGTACTGGAATTCCTGTGAATAGATTGGTAATTGCCATTGCTGTTGAAGATGGATTCATGCAAATTTTTGAAACTCGTCGTGATAAACACGTGGAAGGGTTGTTGTATTATCGTGATTTATATGAATCTTTTAACAAGTGAAATAGTATCGTAGGACGATGATAAATAGTATTGTAGGATGGTAGTAGAACAGCTCAATTTGAAACATAGCTTGGACAGGGGTTCGACTCCCCTCACCTCCACTTGATGTATTGTAGTATTTTGGGGGTGCTTGGTTTCGACAGGTTAAGGATTAGATGCGAGAGCTACCCGAAAGGCGACTGCCGTAAGCAGAGCAAAAAATTTAACAGGCGCATATAACGCACCTCTTGCATTAGCTGCCTAATTAGGTAGCATGCCGGGTTTGGGGGTCTCCTGGGAACAGAAAACCCCACCAAATTTTATGAAAATACACATCCCTGATAATACACAGCATATTAATCTTCTTTTATCTGGTGGTGCTGATAGTGCTTTGTTGGCATATTTGATTTCTGAACAAACTGATAGGAAAATTTACTGCCACACATTAAGTACCCATCAAGAAAATTATCAGCATGTTGTATTACCAATAATGAGTTATTTAAAAACCATTTTTGGTGAACGATATGTATTCTCTTACATCAGACAACAAAATCCATTAATACGCCCATCTGTGGAATACATATTAAGCGTGTATCCTGGCGTGGTTATTTCTGGATGTAACAAAGTTGTGACACATTTTACCCCTTCGGTGTATATACCAGGTGATACTCCTCCAATTCGTGGCCCTGCATTAAATGAACACCATATCAGACCATTCATTGATATGGATAAAGTGGAGATTCTTTCCCTTTACAAAGAAAAAAATCTCTTGGACTTGTTAAGAATGACTCGTTCTTGTGGTCTTCAAGGGTTAAATAACTGCGGGGGATGTTATTTTTGTATGGAAAGAAACTGGGCCTTGAGTGTTCTTGATATTTCAGATATAAATAGTAATAAATCATAACCATTTAAAGGAATTTTACATGAAGATTTTTAATGTTTCATATACCGCAGAAGCTGATGTTGTTTCTTTATCATCTGCATTAAGTGAACTAGGAACCATTCAGTTAACACTGGAAAAAGTTCGTGTCATCTCTCTTTTAGTTTCAGATGAAACAACTGCTGCTTCTATAGAAGCCATTTCAGGTGTCGCCTTTGTTGAATTGGATGAAGGAACAATTGTAGTCTCTCAATCTGACTGGCATTTGCGCAGATTGGTTTCTTCCACACTTCCTAGTAAAGCAACATATTCTCCTTCCAATTTCGGTGAAAATTCCATTGTGTATTTGATGGATTCAGGTATTGATTCTTCACATACTGAATTCACTGGTTCTTCAATTGTAAATCTTTATTCCTATGACAATGATTTTTCTGACACCTTAGGTCACGGAACTATCATGGCCAGTTTAATTAATGGTCAAACTATTGGCGTTGCAAAAAATGCCACAGTCAAGAATGTAAAAATTCCTTTTGGTTCAGTAACTATAGCACAACTTCTAACAGCATTTGATACGGTATTGTCTGACCATCTATTAACTTCAACAGTTAAGGTTGTAAATTGTTCATGGACTATTCCCAAGAGCCAATTGTTAGATAATAAAATTCTTGAATTGCAAAATGAAGGTTTGGTTGTTGTGGCTGCGGCCGGTAACTCAGGAATTGCTGCCGACACATTATCACCTGTTGGGTTAAACACCGTCATAGGTGTAGCAGCTTCGGATGCATATGACCGAGTGATTCCTTGGGGGATAGAGACATCAAGTAACTGGGGTCCTGATGTGGATGTAACTGCTCCTGGAATTAATGTTACTATAGCTAACATATCTGGCGGATATTCTAATGGCTCAGGTACGTCTATAGCAGCTGCAATCGTTTCGGGTGTAGTTACACAATACATCACAGATGATCCCTCTCTTACTGCACAACAAATACAAAATTTAGTAATAGATTCTGCTATGGAAGATATGTTGTTTCGTAATGAAGAAATATATGGAACCACTCCAAACAAACTTATAAAGTCGCCATATTTATCAAGTAGAATAATTTGGGATAAAACGGTAGGCACTATGTTTCCCGTACAACGAAACCAAACTACAGTCCTAACATTTACTACATCAGCAACATTATCCAATGCTGTATATGCCGATGCTACGGTATATGATGGGGAAAGCAAAAACATTCCAGACATAAACTTTTTCCATAAAGCATTTTCTTGGATTACATCATCATATTCAAATGGTGTATTAACTCTTACTATTACACCTGATGAAACTGTTGAAGTAGGAAAATATGCTATCAATATTACCTCGGTTGACTCTAACAACAATGAGTATTATAGCAAATATACTATTGGTGTATATGATGTGTCTGAATTTGAATTAGAAACTATAGAAGTAGAAAGATATTTAACAACAGGTGAAACCGGAGATACTTTAGCTATAGTAACGGCCGCATGTGTTTACGGCAATGACTGTGGTAAAGGCGGTTTCTGTTGTGGTGGATTTTGTTGCTAAAAAAATCTATAGGATTTGCAGGGTGTTCGTTTACTGATGGACATGGTTTAGAATATTACGATGGCACCAATACTATAAGTAGATTTTCCGCCTTGGTGGGATCCCACTTCAATATCAATTCTATAAATCAATCATTTCGTGGGGGTTCCCACACCAAGATTATCTCTTGGTGGGATTCCTACCTGCAACAAAATAATCTAGATGTGTTTGTTTTTCAATTGACTAGATGGATCAGAAGTGATAGTACTGTAATCCCAGGTGTATCACATATAGATGTCATACAACATCATTTACCAATTTTAGAGAAAAACAATTTCACACTAGACGAATACATTGAGGAAGCAAAAAAACAAGATACACTGCTTGTGTTGAATTTTTTACAGAAATATGAAAACCGATTTCCTATATACATTTTACAATGGCCAGAAGATACATTATCCGAAGTAAAACAACACACTTGGATGAAAGAACGTTTGCTCCTGTTAGAATATGAAAATGAAAATTTTGAATGTATTGCAGACCTAATGGATAGACCCCTAAAACGGATAAAGTCAAAAAGACCTGAGTTGACAATCGCCACAGATTATGTTAACTTTAAGAAACCTAGGATGGATTATCACCCATCTAAATTGTGTCATAAGGTCATTGCAGATAACGTAATAAGGCGGTTAGAGAATGATAATATCTTCAAAAATAAATGATTCAAAATGGATTTGGGTAAAAATACCTAAAACAGGGACCCGTGCTTATTCTAAATTATTGGTTCCACACGAAGAAGATGAAATCATTCAGAATGGTGATAGATTTTTTCATTTTCACAAAACTTTTAATGAAATATACGTTCAACACCAAAAGCAACATTCTGGTTTTACAGTGGTTCGCCATCCCATTACACGTTTTATATCAGCGTTAAATCATTTGGCGGATTTAAATTCACAATGTACTGAAATTGATTGTGTAAATCATCCAGGAAAAATGCCATGGGATACCATAGACAATATGGCAAATTTTCTTGTAGAAAACTTTCACAAA